GTTCCAGTACACTACTTGCTGAACATTTAAAACGTTCCACTCTCTTGCTGAGAAAGGCAAGATACCTTTCTTGTTTAAGCTATCGGCAACTGCCTGATGGATATTACTCTTTTTTATCTTAATCATTATAGTATTGTTTTTTTGATTGATGTTGTACTTGACTTAGCTGGAGGATAGAACTCAAACGATTCTCCCGTTTCTTCGTCTACCGTGATTGTTTTATTCTTAATCCCTTTACAAAACTTCTCGACTTCCTTTTGCTTTTCTTTTAACTCATCGATTTGGTCTTGTAAATCTACCCATTGCTTAGTTGCACTAAAGTCGTATTTAGTTCCTACCTCTGCGACTTGCATCTCAACGTTATGGACTTCGAATCGACCTTTGTCATATTTAAGTAATTCATCGACTGCGCTTTCCTTCAATGTCTTCTCAAGTTCAGAAAATAACAACTGATACTTCGATGCAATTGCAAGCAAAGACTTTATATCCTTGCCACCTTCTTTGATTCCTTCGTTAATCAAATGAACCAAGTGATTAATCTGAGCCTTGCTCATCTCTTGGATAGGGTTATGACCGAATAAGCCTATCTCGAATTGTTGTGGATTAAATTGTATCTCTTCCATGATTAAAAAGGTAAATCGTTCTCGACTAATGTAGCACTTGGAATATCAAAAACTGGCGATGGCTTTGAAGCTTGAGCAGTAAATCCCTCCGTTCCTTTAATCTTAAAGTTGCCCAAGATTGGAGCGTTACTTTCGGGAGTCTTTACTCCATCTTGCGTGATGAAACCGAAGTTTCCATATTGATCAGCATCTTCTTTAAGAAATCCGCTGATGTTAAGATAAGTACCTTTCTTACCCTTGTACAATTTAGACTTGTCTAACAAATCTACGTTGATTGAAATGCTTACTAACTTGCTCATTTGATTATTGGTTAATTGTGAAACTTAATTTTTTAGTTGAAAATAATTGAATAATTCTTTGCTCGTTATTTATTTCTTTTTGTGAATTAGCATAATAGCTATTTAACTCTTCTAAAGATTTACATTTGTCAATTTCTTGTTTCCATATTTGTAAACTTTTAGCCTCCACTTGTGTACCAGCTGCATCTAAATCTTTGTCAGTAATTAAACCAAGCATTGAAGACAAAGAGTACCTACGATAATAAGTAACTCCACTACCATAGGATTGATACTCATTCATTGCCCCAAGTTTAACCTTAGGAATGCTTGTAAACGATTCTAATGATTCGCCTGACTCAACATGAAAGAGAATAGTTTTGATGCCTTCATTCTCAAGCAATTGGCTGAAACATAATCCGTTCTTCTTAAGCAACGGATTAATAACTGAAAAGATTTGTGGAAGATCAGCATAAGTATAATTGTGACCTTTCGTGTCCTTGTGAATAACCGGGCATTCACTTTGAAAATTTGATAATGATTTAATTAGATTTTTCATAATTAGTCTAAGATTAATTGTTGAAATTTTGATTTATAAACTCGTTCTTCTCTGCAAACTGCTGCCCAAAAGTCTTCGAGTTCATCGAAATACCAGGTGCAAGAATAGAACCCAGCTTCGTCTTTAAATTTTGCTTTATACTTTTTCATAGTCCTGAGATTATTGGTAAGATGTGCCAAAATAAAAGATATCCAAATATTGCGATTGCAATGCTACCAAGTAAACCTTCTCGGTCAGTTTGGTAAAAGTCTTTGATGTACTCGATAATTTTTTTCATTTGATTAAGTTTAAGTGTTTAAAAAAAGAAAGCGTTCCATACATACTCCACAGGTCTTTCATATCTTATTCCAACCATATGCTTATTAAAGGCTGAGAATGAATGAGATGGAAAATTGGATTCTACAACTTCCATAGTACACACACCATAATATTCATTAATACTAACCAACTTTGCACGATTTGTAGGAGAGAAGTTCTCACTACATTCTTGACCGATTACTGATTTTAATTCTGCTATTTTTTTCATTTTGTTATTGGTTTAAGATTGCCGAAGAATCCGCTTCGGCTCGGGTTATAATTAATATGGAAAATAATCTTTAGATTTTGGATTTGAAAATTGAAAGATCATTTCTCTTGTGTTTAAAATTTTAGTTACTGCTTTAGCTTCTGCTTCTGCTTCAGTAAGATTGCCGTGTTCGATCCAAAATCTTTTGGTTGAAATAAAAATTACGGTTTCAGCACCGTTACGCAATTTGAATCCTTCTAAATTTTCCATTGTTTTTTTGTTTAAGTATATGCAAATGTAATATTTAATTTAGAATTAAAAAACTTTATATAATTTTATTTTAATAATATCTCAATTATTTATTTAACGGTCATATAAAACAAAAATCCCCACCGATATGACCAGTAGGGATTCTATTACTTAAACCTATTTAACTATGAAAACACAAACCTACAAAATTTTTCCCTCTTTAATTTGAATATTTTTAACTTTTGATTTTCCGTTCTCAATTTCAATTATTGCAAAGCCGTGATTGTGCATAGAGAATGGCATATACTTTGGACTAAGAAGAGTCAAACAACCAGTTGAATAAGTATTTATAAACTCTTTGAATCCAGTTTTCTTTTGAGTTGCTGAAGTTCTATGAACGTGACCGATTAACGTATTGCAAATAGTCTTATTGAATAGATTCTGACTTGGATTTACTCCGCCTCCGCCGTACAACTCATGGCCGTGTAACACAAGCAAGTCTCCCATTTCCATTCCTTGCCAATCCTCGATCATTGTGATCCCTAATTTATCCAATCTAAAAAATACATCGAATTGTAAATCATGTATTTGAGCAAACTCCTCCGCTTGCAATTGTAATGACCTGGCAAATCGATTCTCGTGGTTGCCAAGTTTATAATAAATTGGAATCGTTCTAAATAAATCCCTTAACCTCTGCAAAAAATCCCGATTCATATCTACCTCCCTTTTAAAATCTCGCATATCCTTTTCCTTTTCGTGCCTGGAAATAGAATAAAAGTCTTGGACGTCTCCATTAAGATACAAGCAATCAATTTCTTGCTCCTTTAAATACTTAATAGCGCAAGTCAAAGCCGTAAGGTCGTGATATGGAAAGTGGATATCAGATAATATTCCAATCTTCTTTAAATGCGGAGGCAGTTTAGCCGACACATATTCCTTGCCAATGCTTTCTTCGATGCCAAAATTATCAAGTGTTTCAAGATTATAGTTTGCGACTACTGGAGGAATGATTTTATTTATTTCTTGTAATGACCTATCCTTTGAAGTAATATTTTTTTTAATCATAAACTTTCTTAAAGATTCAGAATTTTGATATCCATACATTTCAAAGAATGATTTATGAAAATCAATTTTACTCATATTTGTAGAGTAAAAATGTTCTCTAATCTTTAATATTTTATCTTCCGTTTTCATATTCTTCCATTAAAACATCGACTAAAAACTCGATATTGTTTAGCACTTTCATTCTTAAAACGTATGCAGCATCATCAACGTGTTCGATGTTCTCCATTACATCCATCATTGTGTCAAGTAAATCCTTCGCCCTTGATTTTGGCTTGTCCATCGGCTCGATGTCAATTTTATACATAGATAAATCTTAAATATAAGTAACCAAAGATTATAAGTCCTTGAAAAATAATGGTTAAGATACACCAAGTTGGAATGATATTCGTTATTTTTTCTTTATTAGTTGATGAATTATCGGTATGCAAACTTGAAACGTACATATTTTTATACACGTTTTCAATTGAATCGATATTTACCGTAGCTTGAATGTTGCCCTTATAAGACCTGATAATTATCTTGCCTTGTGGAACGGTTATCTTTGAATAGAAAGTGTTTAAGATGCCCGTAGAATCGCAAGGATTCTCAATGATTAACGTATCATATACCGAATTGAATTTAGTTATTACTTTGTAGTCACGGATTGTGTCTACACGAATTCTTTCCTTTTCGATTATGACCGACTTTTGTGGCTTACACGAAATAAAAAAGTTTGCAATTAGCAAACTAAGGATTAATTTTTTCATGAAAAGTAAAGTTCTGATTCAGCGTTTCTTCGAAGTGTCAATCCATTTAAGACTTTGCCTCTACTCTTATTCCACTTTAAAAATTCTAATTTAATTGACTCATCATTTGGGTCGGCATTTACTTTTTTAAGTAAGGTGCTTTTCTTTAAAGACCCAGCACCCACGTTATAGCAAAACGATACCAGTGCATCGAATTGGTTCTGATTAATGTCATCACGGCAAAACGAGTCAACGCTCCGTTCATAATGTTTAATTACATTTAAAAAAATATCGGTT